CTCTTTTAGGAATAAATCCTTCTAATTTATTTCGTAATTTATCATTTTCCATCTTTCGTAAATCTGAAGTTTTTAACCACTTCTCATATTCAGGATTTGGTCTTATAGTACTTCTATCAATTTCAACAAAATACATCCTTTATCACCTCCATAATTTCTGCTAATATAAGATACCTTTTTCACTATTAAAATACAATTGCTTACCATCAGAAGGATACACTTTTATTACAAACTCACAGTTAACCAAAATACTATTACCAGCAGGCAAATCAACATGATGTCTACATATATCCGTAATACCAAATTCATGAAATGACATTTCAAGATTAAGCAAACCATCACTACACAACTTATTCAATTCTTCAAACAATATAATAGCCTTATCTTTAACTTCTCTAAGTATAACTTCTTCAGCAATATTATCAACTAACGTAAAAGAATATGGTATCCTAACCTCAATAATACCAATGTCTACATCATCTATTGTGCTCATTATTTACATCTCCTACTTTAAGTTTAGAACCACCCAACTTATTAACCTTTTTAATATCACTAATAAATTCATTCACATTATCACGATTGTTATAACAATCATACTTCTTAGCTACATCATAAACAGTCTCACCTCTCTTAACTTTATAATGAACAATCCAATATAACAAAGGTTCATCTTCATCAACCATCAAAACAATTGGGATATCTATACTCTTATTCAACATAATAACCATACTTAGGTCGTGGTTTTACAACCAAAGTAGCTATACATTTAAACTCAATCACATCATCATCATTTAATAAACAAAGATTGTAGTAAGGCACTGTTGCAAAATCAGTATGATCACAATACACATCAACATTAGCAGGCATGTCTTTTTCTACTTCTTTAAGAATTCTATCAACATTGCTTTCCATAATTTCCTGTACCATATTAGCATCAATTTCACCATTCTTAAACAAATCACGTTTCTTCAAAGTAAATGAATAAGGAACACCAAATACACGAACTATATCACAAAACATATCCATTCCTCCTTTACATCGATGCGTCTTGCGATTTCCTTCGACATCAATTCAGCTATATAGCCCTCATCAATTTCGATTTCTAACTTCACTTTCCTCAACCTCGCTTTCCGCTATAAGCATCCTTGTCATTAACTTACATTCATCGCATTTTATTACTTCTAGCTCCTTGTTGCAATTTAAAGGCTTATTGAAATATCCGCAGTGCTCTTCTTCTTTGCCGTTTAGCCCTAAACATGGACATTCACCACAGTAATCATCAGCAGGTATTTCCACTGTGAATTTTACTTTATTCATCCTTCCTCAACCTCCCTTTACTTGTTCTGCTCTTTTAGCCTTAGCTGACTGTGGCTTCATACCCAATCCCTTATACTAAAACGAATTAGAAACAATCTCTTTTTATCTAATAAATCTATAAATTTAGCATAATTATCTTTTGTAATTGGAATAACTGCAGAACAAGTATTAAAATCATTATCAATATAAATAGAGTCAAAACCCAAACCGTAAACATTTTGACTTTTAATTATGTCATTGGAAGACAAATCATGCACTTTAACATAAGCCTCTGCAATAACTTTACCTCTAGACCCATATTTAAATGCTCTTTTCCTTTTATTCTTCCTATCCCTATATTCCTGTAAAAACATTGGAAAGATAAGATATATAGCTAAACACAACAATATAAAACATAATACACTCATTAACGTTTCAACCATGTAAACCAACCTCCCTCAAAACATCATCTGTCAAAGACTCATATTCTATCTCTACACAATCTGAATGACCACAGTAAGGACATTCATTTTCAATATAAAGATCAATACCATCCCAATAGCTATGAAGTTCAGAATGGTCAAACTTAGCCCCACAATATTGACAGGTAACTTCCAATGGTTCATATTCAAATAAATATTCAGTAGTATCATAATAACCCCAATCAACATAATCTACAACATGTTGTACATCCGCATGTTTAACCACACCTTTGGAACACAAATCAAACAACAAATTAGTAAAAGCTTCCTTTTGTGTGTCATCCGTAAATGACACAGTCATATGAATCTCAATTAACCCATCCTTATTACCTTCATCAATAAAATCAAATTTATAACCATAAAATGTAAAATTCGTCTTATCAATGTTCTTCATATCCACTTTTTCTGGATTAATAAAAAGATATATTAAATGTTCACCAGTTCTAACAGGTATTTTCCTATCAATACTAACACCATAACTAGGATTTTCTCTTATTGAACTTCTATTGATACGAACAAAATATTTCACCTTAAACATCCTCCTCTATTTAATTTTTAATTTGCGCTTACTCTCAAACTCATTCTCAATTTCCATCCATAAATCAATTACAGCGTTTCTTAATTCCTCTTCTAAATTCTCATCCTCTACAATTTTAATAGCTTCCTTAAGTGAATTGCTTAACTTTCTACCATTCAACTCATATACAGAAGTGCCCAATGTAGACTTCAAAAACTGTAAGTTTTCCTTAATATCATCTATACCATAATCATAAATAATTGATATGGTAGCTCTATTGTATGGTTTCCATACTGATGACTTACAAACTTCTATTTCAGTCTGAACTCCAACAACTTTCTTGACTTTCTTGCCCTTAATAGTTTTCTCCTCGGTAATCTTCTCAGAACCAACACAACGGAGTCTAAGACTGGAATAGAAACCAACTGCCTCACCACCTGGAGCCTTATACCGCTGTCCATAAGGGCCAGCATCTAAATTCTGCCTGACCTGATTGGAACACACCATAAGGAAGTTTTTCTCTCTCAATGTTCGACATGTTAACCTTAGTTGTTCACTAAATTCTTTAGCCCTACGCATGCCGTATTGGTCTTTACCATCAGCTTCCCATTCGGTAGTTAGAGCAGCCAAGCTATCTACAAATATACCATGCACCTTGTCCTTAGGTTCTGGATTCCATTTTCTGACAGGTTCAAATACTTCAGCCACAGTAGCAGGAATATCATAGTCAGTCTCTTCAATATTTAAGCCAAATAACTTAGCAAATTGTTTGTTAAGACGAGCCTCTGGATCACGAAACATAATCTGCCCACCTTGCCTAACTACATTTCCTGCTATTTCGCAAAGCAGGACGGTTTTACCCGTCCCGCTTGGCCCAAATATCTCTACAAGAATTCCGCTTGGGATACCACCCCCTCTAACCCTGCCACCACTAATAGCTAAATCAAGTAAAGTGGAACCTGTAGAGATCATCACCTCCTCATTGCCAGCAAATGGCTTAAGCTCTTCTAATTCCTGCATGCTATGTTCTTCTATTTGTTCACTCAATTTACGCCTACCCACCTAACTCATCCTTAGCATCAGCACAAGCATTCCATTCTATACAATCAGCACATTCTGGATATGATCCTTCATCCCTACCAAACTCATGTCCATATGGACACTTTCCATCTGCTACTGCAAGTTTAGACTTAGGCACAATAATCTTAGCCTTACGAGGTTCAACTTCTTCATCGTCTTCACCTTCATCAATTTCATCAACCACTTCATCGATTGCCTTATCCACATCAGTAACAGCATCATCTTCACTATCAAAGAATTTAGCCTCAATTTGTTCATATGGAAGCACAACCAATACTTCATCTAAATTAGGCACTTTGTCAAGAATGCTCTTATCATACTTCTTTTCTCTCTTCTCAAAATCAATTCTACTGGTATCTGCAAACTTATTCTTACCAAACTGCTCTTCAGTAAATCTAATTCTAAGAGTATACCCATCCTCTAAATCTGGAAAATTAGCATATTCTGGATTTTCCTCAAGCTCTGTACTAAGTTTATTCTGAAACAAGTGATCACTAATGTCCCAAACATAAGGCCTTTCCTCATAGTTCTTATTGTCTAAAGGAACAACTATATATAAATTACGTAAATATGTCTTTAATGCCTTAACAGAATCATCTCTCCAATCTTTACCTTCTTTCAATAACCTTTGTTTATACTCACATATTGGACAACGCTTACCAATACTTGTAGGACACACTAAAGGCATATTATTATATCCAATATTCCTATGAAGCTTAAATGGTCTCTTATACCACAAAGCTCCAGGAACAGCAATGCCTAATTCATCATCTCTATCTGGATGATTGGGATCAGTAACCACATATGGTAAAATATCAAGTTTAACTCTGCTACCAGGTTCCTCCTTAAATACATTAACACCCTTTGGTAATTTCAAATAACCATATTGACTTTTCTGACTCTTTTGTTTTTCAATATTAGCTCTTACCTTATCTGCAAAACTAATTTTCTTTTTTTCCATTTAAATAACCCTCCTTAATTTCCTTCTTTAAAACTTCTCCAATTGCTTTTACCCTACCCATGTGATACATTAAACTAAGTAGATAAAGGTAATATGGAAACACCAAAATTATACCACTAATTAACAAAACCCACAACAATAATCGCATCTAGTTCTCCTTTCCTATTTTAATCATTTTATTTATTTCCCTTTGCCTTTCTGCCTGTTTCTTCTCCCACTCCTCCGATAAATCCCTTGGTGTTTTAGGCCCTGCAAAATAAGACATACCTAACAACTTAACTAAATTCTCCAATGCTGACTTCTTCTGATCCATTGCTCTAACTGCAGCCTGCACCATCTCATACTCATATTTTGCTTCAATGTACTCTTTATTTGCCTCCTCATACTCTGGTTGAAGTAAGATAGTATTCTCAAGTGCAGTTTCGGTAATTTTAGACAACCCATATTTCTCTGGATTAGATCGTATTTCCTTGTCAAGTTTAGCTTTAAGTACATCTAACCTCTCCGATGCTAAATCCAATGCTTTTTTAGCATGAGCCATATGAGCACAATATCTCATCATTAACATTGGTTGCATTTTCCATTCCAAATCCAATGCAGTTTCATCAATATTGATATCCTGTTCATAATTTAAATCCACTTCTTTCACCTCCGTTAACACCCAGGGTATGGTAGAAGTTCCTTATTACCAACATATTTACTAATGTCTTTGTAGACCCAACATATCCAAGTGTTGCCATCATATTGACTTGGAAAATAAATCTTGTCTTTATCTTCAGCCACAAACCTGGGCATGTGTGGCCCTCCAAAAGCAGTATTAAATTCAACATCTAAAATAGGATGATTTAAGTCAATTTCTATAGACGCTTCCACTTCATCTTCATCAGCCCAACCAGGATAAGAAACAGGCCCTAAATCTTCATCTTCTTTGAGAGGTTGATATATTATCCTACCATTCTCAAAATCAAATCCTTTATTTTTTAATTCCTCCCTTAAAGTAGCCATTTTTAAACCTCCTAAAAGATATTATTTCCCCACCACACAAGTAATTATAACACACCATTAAATATTTGTCAAGTTCTTATTATGGTATAACATGCAAATACCAACTTAGGAAAACTGCCCCAAAATGGATCAATAAATTGCTCCATAACTATCCCAGCTTGATCATTCTCCCCCTTCAATAGAATTGCTTGACAATACCCCAACACCATTCTTCTAGTAGCCTCTACATCTTGATCCTTAAGCCCAGCTAGTATATTAGCTACCTTTTTCCAACCATCTTTGTTAATTAAAGCACGACATAATTCTATAACTTGTGATTGTTGTTCTGCTGTTCGTTTAGCTACTTCCAACCGCTTCTCCTGTGGTACGGATAATACTTGTTCCAATATTTGCAATGCATTACGTGGACGACCCAAACTATCTTGAATAATCTGCTCAAACACAACTCTAGGCAAGCTCTCATTTTCAGCCTTTACCACAGCCCTAAGTAATTTCATCATATCATCTTCATCCAATGGCCTAACTTGAAATTGACTACAACGACCTCTTATAGTTGGTAGAAGTTTATCTGGTTCAGTTGTGCATAGAATAAAATATACATGTTCAGGAGTATCCTCTAGTGCTTTAAGTAATGAATTCTGTGCGTCATTAGTTAACTTTTGCACTTCATCTAATATCCAAACTTGACAATTTCCTTTTAGAGGTAAATATTGCATTTGTCTAATTATTTCACGAACTGTATCTATTCCTCTAAAATCAGCCATGTTAAGCTCATGTATATCTTCATTAGAGCAACCTAATTTATTAGCAACAATTCGAGCTAGTGTAGTTTTGCCACAACCAGTCTCACCATGAAATAGAAAGACATGTGGCTTTTCTTCTTTTGAAAGTAACCCTTTTAATGCTTCAACTACTTCCTCATTACCTATAAACTCATCAAAATCCTTCGGTCGATACTTCTGATATAAAGGCATTCTTAAATCCCTCCATCATATTCTTTTTTATCAGCCCAACTACCGTCTACTGGTGTAACATCTGCTTCAACTGATAATGGCACAATAATCCACTTCCATATTCTTGGTAATTTTACTGTAGCTACCCTTCTAACCGTTTTAATTACATGTTCCAATTCGTCTGGATGTACATCAAGCAAGATAGAATCATGAATTTGCCCTACTAACCTACTATCCCAATTCTCCTTTCGCATAATCTTATCAACTTCAATAAAAGTTTTCAATAAACAATGAAATGCAGCGCCTTGAACAGGATAGTTAACTACCTCATTTCTTCGCATTATACCAGAACATCTAAATCCTGTCAAGAGATCAAAATAGCCTTTTCTCTGATATTCTCTATACCAATCCTCTCTCCATTGACCATAGACACCAAATTTATTGTGCCAAAAATCATGTTCTATTTTCTTCATATGCTCAATAAAATCATCTAAGGATTTTATACCATGCTCTATAAAATGCTCACCTATTGTTCTATCATTCACTATCTTAATACCCTGGTTCTTTCTCCATTTACCCTTAGGAAGTTTACACCAATCACAAGCTATACTAACTGCATTGTTACCATAATAATCTCCATAAAACTGTGGAAACACAAATCCATTTTTAGTAGCATCACGTAATACCTTAAACTCAGGAACTTTGCTTACACCACCAGCTTTATCTATTAAATTCATGTAATCATACAGCATAAATATCTGTATAGCCATATCACCATGCATGTCTGACTCTGGATTGGTCAAATATCTAATTAAATTAGGGTCTTTATTAATACATGCTGAAATAGAGACTTCCAATGCATGATAGTCAATTTCCACAAGCTGATGTCCTGGACGAGCATATAAAGCTCCTCTGCAAATAGCCATAGTTTCAGCATCCCGCCTAGGAATATTTTGTATGTTAGGAGATTGACAAGAAGACCTATAAGTCTTTACTGTATGCAAATTAAAGAATGGATGTAAATAACCATTATTCTGTTCACGTAAAAATGAGTCTAAATAAGTATCTCTAATCTTCTTAAACTTACGAATCTCCTTAATCCACTTTAATTCTGGTAAATCCAATTGCATCAAAGCTTCTTCATCTGTAGCTCCTTTGCCACTAACCGTAAGCTTAGGAGGTTCTATTTTCATGATATGATATAGTATATAACCTAATTGATGATTACTATCCAAGTTAGTCTTGTCTTTATAGACCTTATTCCAAATATGATATAGCTTAGTCTCCTTAAATTTCTCATATGCTCTGTTTATTTTATTTGTTAATAATTTCTTTTGCTTTTCACAATAATTCACATCAAGTCGTATACCTTGACGTTCTGCTCTAGCCAGTGCTAATGTGCCTTCATGAAACAATTGATAAGCATCTTTAGTTGTAGCTTGCTCAATCATATTTATCACCTTTATTCTCTACTTCTACAATAGCTCTAAAAATAGGATAAATTTGTTGTGGTACCACAGCATTACCTAGACATTTCAACCGCTTAGCTCTATTTTTGCTTTTCATTACAACTCTTGGAGATTCATAATCATATTGTTCCTCACCTAATAAAGCAGGCCATCCGACCCATAGTTCTGGTGTATCACAATCAATATTAGTCCATCCTATTGGAAACCCCATCAGACACTCCACCCAATCGGGATTGAGTTGCCCGCCGACCTTCTCGCCGAGATTGCTTTTGTTGCGATCGATAATACTATCCTTGTACATAAATTCTCTCGGCGTAGGCCAGAACTTTACCGCATTCGGAAGCTGATCCGTGCGCATTTTTCCGTCAGAGCGCATTAACCCCGATTCTGAGTTGGCTCCTTTGTAATCTCTGCACGTAGGAGTTGGCCACAGTGTGCCACCTGATCGTTCAGTGATATTGGCAAGTTCTTTGCTTTCTTCAACCGCATGCGCTCTTTGCTCGACGGTCCCCTGTCGCAGTGGGCGTCGGGGGTACGCCACATCTTTCCTGATTCCGACGACGAACAACCTTTCTCTTTTGTGTGGTGCGCCGACAGCTGAAGCCGGATATACAAACGTCCCTGTTTCGTA